GCTAATACCTATAAGTTTGTTGCTATATCCAAGGGAGAGTGGGCTAATACCATTTCTTACGTTTTCGAGGATGCCGCTGGTGGAGACCCACAGGTATTTAACCTCTTCATTTACTACGATGGAGCTATGGTTGAGCGGTACAACAACGTTTCAGGTGACCCTCTTGACACCACAGACGGTATTGAAGCTAGAGTCAACGATATATCTGAGTACGTTTTGGTTGAGGAAGTACCAACTGTTGTGTTGTTTGCTCCGGTAGAGAACATAAACCAGATCTTACTTACTGGTGGGGATTCTGACGCCGCGAGTACCTCTGCTGCAGACGTTATTGGTCTTGCTTGGGATGAAACACTACAGCAGCCAACTGGTCTTCAGCTTTTGGCTTCTCCATCAGCAACAGACTTAAATCTTCTTTGTGCTCCTGGGTGGTCAGAAGCGGCTGTTATTAACGAGCTAATCAACATTTGTGAGACACGGGCTGACTGTATGGCTATTATTGACCCCCCAGAGGATCTAAGGCCACAAGAAGTTACTGAGTGGCATAACGGCCAGGGCGAGTGGACGGGTGTTCACGCGGCCTTTAACAGCTCTTATGCGGCTCTGTACTGGCCCTGGGTTAAGGTCTATGACTCTTACAACCGGCAGTACACCTGGACACCACCTAGTGGCCACGTACTGGCTGTGTATGCCTTTACTGACCAAGCAACTGAAACTTGGTTCGCTCCCGCAGGTATGAACCGTGGTAAGGTCGTATCTGGTGTTGATATCGCCTATGACCCAACACGGGGAGAGATGGACCTTCTCTATGGAGACGGTAATGCCATTAACCCAATCGAAAGGTTTACTAAGGATGGTCTTGTGGTATGGGGTCAGCGCACACTACAGCGTGCTCCAACTGCACTAGACCGGGTTAATGTACGACGACTGTTGCTCTATCTCCGTAAGGCTATTAGTACTACCGTTCGTTACTTGGTTTTCGAACCCAATGACGCGATGACTTGGAAGCTATTTGGGCACGCAGTTACACCATACCTTAATGATGTACGCCAACGGCGTGGTCTTTATGACTTCCGGGTGAAGTGTGACGAGACAACCAATACTCCGTCTGTCATCGACAGAAACGAGCTTCATGCCCAAATTTTCTTGAAGCCAACCAAGGCAGCTGAGTTTATTCAGGTTGATCTCGTTGTTACTTCAACAGGAGCTAACTTCGAAGAGTTGGTATATTAAGTGTCTCGTAACTATCTCTGTGAGGAAAACCCCTGGGATTTTAGTAAAATAAAACTCCAAGAAGGGTGGACGGCCAAGGGCTTAGCTAAAAAAGCTTGGTCCTTGTCCCCTCATGGGGATGTTAGAAAAGCTATTAGGTACCATAAGGTTGGTGTTAGCGCGGGTAACAAAGCAGCTCTACACAAGGCTACGCTTGGTGGGTTTAACGCTGCTTTGAACCACCCAGAGGCAACCCAAGCTATGAAAGCTGGGTACGCCAATCTTGCGAGGAGTGGGGCAACCCACGCGGCTGTACAGGGAAAAGCAAAGGCTAGGATGATATTTCACTCTAAGTCTGCGGCTAAAAAATTAGCGCTTATTGGTGTTGGTATAACTGCAGCCGGTTTGGCTAGGAAGGCTTATAAGGCCAGAAAAGTCCAGGTTAATATGAAGCCTTCCTACAGGGAATACGACGCATACCCGGAACACAACAACGCGGTTGTACCGGCGCATAAGACAAACAGACCTTACTACGATGATAACTCTGGTGGAAGAACAGTAGCGCGTTATGCTGAGGGTGTCTTGGGTATTTTACACAAGAATAGACTTCTAGAGGATAGGCTAGGTAACCTTGGCTTATTCTAGAACTGTTTTAAGGCTTCATCGGCTTTATTATTATGACAAAGGTTAAGGAGGGGTATAATGCCTATTTGGGAACCCATTGGAAGCGACTTACTCGGAGCAAAGCATATTGCTAATCCTGGGGGCGGCTATGAGCCTCAGCGGTCACATAACTTTACACTACTTATTGATATTCCTGGTGGTAATGCTGATGTTCTTTTGAAGTCTGTTGAGACTTCTTTTGGTGTTAGCCACAATAGCGAACCCCTCCAGCTACCCTACATGAACGAAACAGTGTACATCGCTGGTCGTCCTCTGTACGCTCCAGGGGCTGTTGTATACCGTGACATGGTGAACACCAACGTTTACCACGCTCTTGAAAACTGGTATGACTTGGTATACGACGCTAGAACCTCAATTATTGGTTGGGCAGCCGACTACAAGTCTATGGCTACCCTATCAATGTGGGATACAAAGGGGAACATTGAGCGACAGTGGGAACTTATTGGTATTTGGCCCCAGGACATTACCCAAGAACCCCCATCTCATGTAAATGGTGATATTATGAGAATTAACGTTACCTTCCAGTTTGATAAGGCTGTTTCTTTCTTACGGACATAATAAGCTCAGGACTAAAACCATTCGTAAAGCCCACTAACTAAGCTTAGTGGGCTTTATTAGTTAGGATACCTATAGTGTATAATAACCCCATCATAATTTGGAGGATTTTCAATGTCTGACGCTCATGCACCCACATTTTTAGAACCGGTACCAAAGACGGCTGTAGTAGTAAAACTACCCTCGGCAGGAGTACCCTACAACGAAAATAGCCCTGAAGGATCAGGGAAGCTTACTCTTAATGCCATGACAATGATAGACGAGTCAGCCATCTTAAACCCACCTAAGGGCGTTTCTTTTTCTCAGGCAGTAGATAGAGTTTTGTCTAAAGCCTTGCAAGAAACAGTGAATGTTAATGGTTTGCTATCTGCTGACAAGTTCTATCTGTTCATGATGCTAAGAGCAGTAACTTATGGCCAGGAGTACGCTTTCACATGGGAATGTGGAAAAGAGTCCGAGGGAGAAGTGTGTGGGTACACCAACAAGGGACGAGTTAATATCCCAGGTGATTTTAAAGTTAAGTACCTTTTGCCTGAGGATAAAGAACCTTTTGAGGTAGAGTTGCCGGTTACTAAAAAGAAGATTAGGTTCCGGCTTTCAAGAGGTCAAGACGAGATGGAAGTAGACCGATATGAGTCTGATATCAAAGCTAAGCAGAAGTCAGGACTCATGGCCTATGATACCACGCATATCTTTAGGCTAGCTAAACTCGTAACGCATGTGGATGATAATCAAGTTACCACGGAAATGATGGACCACCTCGTACAGTTTATTAATTCTCTCCCAGCTGAGGATATTTCGTCTTTACGTCAGCAGATTGAGCACTTTACCCCGGGCTTGGACACGGGCATCAAGGAAATTTGTGAGCAATGCCACGAATTAACCTCGATGGATTTGCCTATTACCGTATCCTTTTTTCGTCCAGACTATCCCGTCAGAGGAGAGCCAGCTAAACCTCAAGTTCGACATGATGTACTACCTGGGGATGAGTCATCTGGAAGTGTCAAACATGGACATGTGGGAACTCCGGTGGTACCACAACAAGCTAAGAGAGACGAAGGAAGAGGAGATGGAGCTGGAACAAGCTAAACTCCAGGCTATGACAGGTGCTAGTGCCGCAGGAAAACTTTCAGGAGGTGAGGGTGGCACCCCACCAATAGGGGATATGGAATGACCGACAACTTTAAGTTTTCAGCTAGACTAGATGACAAAGTCTCCCCTAACTTAGGTAAAATTGAGGGTAAGTTGCGCTCTGTGCAGTCTGCGCTTAGTACTTTTGTTAGTAGCTTTAAAGCTAGTGGGGAAAACGTAACTACATCCTCTAAAAAGTCTTCTGCCCAGACTGTTGGGTCTCTTGGTAACCTTGACCAAGCTCTCCAGCAGTCCTCCAAACACTTTTCAAACCTTGGTGACTCTGCAGTCTCTTCCTCTAAGAAAATATCCGAGGCTGTGCAAAGTTCCTTGTATGGAAAAGGGGCAGAAGCCAGGTTAGGTGAGTTAGACGAGGGTCTTGGTAAACTAAACAGCACTTTTGGTGGGATGGCTAACAAGCAAAAAGCTGTCACGGGGAGAGCTAGAACCTTAGCTAGTACCACTAAGGACAGCATTAACCGGAAGGTCATACCTGCTTTTCAGACGCTGCACGCTAGTTTAGACGAATACCCAGACACCCTAAAGGAAATAAACAAGCTAGAGTCCGAGAGATACGACATTCTTGAGAAACAACCTAAGCTACTAGATAAGGTTACTAAAAGCATGGAGGGGTTTGGGGACAAACTCAAAGAAGTAAAATTCGGCTTGAGTGACGCCATGGCGGTCCTTACCACGGGGTATCTTGGCAATGTTGGTTTACAAGTTCAGGAACACCAAAGAAACTTCGCCCGTGCAGGAGGGGCCGGGGGGACCTCTGATTTAGTTGAGACCCTACGAAAAACTACTGCCCTATCAAGAGCACCTATGGAAGATGTAGCTCCTGTAGCTAACATCATGGAAGAACTTAAACTATTCTCCCAAGATGCAATGCCGGATGCTATCGCAGGACTTGTAGACCTAGGAAAAGCTCTTGGGGTATCCGCAAGTGAGTTAGCTCTTTTCCAAGACAAACTACATCGTGTTCAGGGTATGCGTAAGCATGAGTTTGGGCAGATGATGGATGACATCACTGCTATCGCTCAGTCTTCGTCAGCTACAAGTTCTGAGCTATCAGGCGTTATAGAGGGTCTTGGTTTAGAACTACGGGGTATGAACGAGGCTGCTAGGCGCAAATATGCAAAATCCGCTATAGCCGCTGCTTCTGCTGCGAAGGATGCGGGTTTGGATATGTCCACCCCCCAAGCCATACGAAGCAAGATACAAAGTAGCCCTGAGGAGCTTATTAAGTTTCACGCTTTAGCTAAGTCTGGTGGGTACAGAAAAACCATAGACCAGATGCTA